TGTCAAGCCGCGTTTGGCCGGTTAACGGCGCCCTTTCCCCCGGTTGATGCCCCATGGGAGCCCAGCGGAGAGATCCAGTCCAGTTAAGTGTAACAGATTGTTAGTCGGGGTGAGTCACCGCCGCATTTCTCGCACAGGTGGGCAGGGGACTGCATGGTCTATGGGGATTAGCCCGGGGGAATGCCAGTGAGCCCGACGCCCAGGGCCTAAGAGGGCATTAACCCAAGACCCAGATGCTCATTACACTCATTCGCGTCACGGCCGGCGTGCTCCTGACCAGAGCAGCCGGCCATTGGCTCACCAAGCCGCTAGCCAGCAAAGCAGCTGCTGTTGAAGCTGAGGCGCGTGCAGAGCTGGAAGAGCTCAATGTCACCCAGGAAGACCCTGACGTCGTCGCTGTTGACTACACCGAGAGTGCCGTCGAGCAAGCCTACGACATGGGCCAAGTCGCATATATCCGCGGGCACCTCAGGTCCCGTCGGTTTGTGGCTAGTATGGTCACTGTTTTGAGGGCCGAGTTCGGGGCACCAACGGTCGAGGCGGAGTCAAAGGTCCTGTACCAAGCCACCTTCTTGCGCAACAGGACCCACCTCATCAAGTGGTGCAAGCAACGCCACGTGAGGGCTAAAGACATCGCGGACAATGTCGACGACGCGGCGACCTTGTGGTTCGTGCCCACGCGGCGCGACCTAAGGCGCCGGAGGATCATGGCGAGCGGTGTTGTGGCCGCGGTCAACGGGGAGGCTAAAACAGCCGGCGACCCAATCATTGGTGGGTTCCTAAGGTTTATCCTGAGGGCGCTCGGCCATGATGTGGGCGGGGGCGCAAGCCCCAGTCCCTTACGGGGCTGTAGGGGTGCCTAGTTCAGGGGCGGGGCTTTGACACAGCTGTAACAACTGCGGTGGATGATGAGCCCGTGGTGGTCCTCCCCAGAACTGGGACCCCAAAAGAGAGGAGGTATGCCACCGTCGTGGGTGCTCTGCCCCTCTACAGACTGGGTGTTCACAACAACAGCCTGGTCAACGTGATGCGGGGGCTGAAGGAGAGGGTGTACAAGGTCAATGGACCTGCTGGGCTACAACCACCACCCATACCTGATGATGCTGTGTTCGCTGGTCTGGACGGATTTCGAAGACTCCTGGTCAAGCAAGTGGGGCGCGCCAGGGCCTGGACTTACGATGAGTTTCTCCTCTCGTGCAGGCCCTCGAAGCGGACACTTTATGCCCAGGCTGTGGCCTCTTTGCTGCAGAGGCCGTTGTCTAAGGAAGACGCTCGGATCACAACATTCGTCAAGGCCGAGAAGATCGACCTTCAAACCAAAGACGACCCCGCGCCTCGGCTTAT